GAAAAGGGGATGATGGAAAGTTTGGTGGAGTCCATGCTCAGGGACTCCGTCTCTCTTCCCGAAGGCTATCTTGCCTTCGCGCGAAAGCTGTCGGCTCAAATTTTTCCTAGCAATTGGGATTCCTCGTACAGGAACCATTGCTATTCGACAGCTCCTCCCTTGTCGGCTTGCGCTGAGAACTCTCAGTCTTCCGGGGGTCAGTTGGCAGGTACGCCTCTTGACCACTCGGAGTTTCTTGATGCTGTTCTCCTTGGCAAGTTGGGGAGTGATCGCGCCACGGCTGTTCTTGGAGTTGTGCAGTCTGCTGGTAAACCCAGACCATTGGCGTCCTTTTCCTCGGACACATTGGTTTTAAAACCACTGCACAAAGCGATTTATGATCGCATCTCCAGTAAGAAGTGGCTCCTTCGGGGCGAATTGACCGACGACCGACTGGCTAAGGCCGGCTTTCGTCGAGGGAATGGTAGTCTGGTTTCTGGTGACTACCGTTCGGCAACAGATAACCTCCCCATCGAGGTTGCGGAGGCCGTCTTGGACGTGGCTTTGTCGAATGCCACTCGAGTCCCAGAGGCCATTGGGGGTTATGCGAAGCGTGTGTTGCGTCCTTATGTTTACATGAGCCGGTTCGAGCATAATGCAAATGATGGATCTTTTTGTGGTGACCTGGCGTCGGGTTCCCCATGTTCGCATGGGGGACACGTTCGGGACCCTGAGATCCTTAACTCGAATGCGGCTTTTCGGATGCGCGCTTCTCAGCAGATGGGCTCTCTGCTTTCGTTCCCCTTACTCTGTATACAGAATTACATCGCTTATCGGTGGACTTGTTTCAAGACTCGTACTAAGTCTCGGAACATCCCCGTGCTTATCAATGGCGATGATATTCTGTTTCAATCTACGACAGAGTTCGCGGCCTCTTGGATGGACGAGGTTGGTAGGGTGGGTCTGGAGGTGGAGCGTACGAAAACGTCCGTTAGCGAGGATTTTGGTTCTTTGAACTCGACCTTGGTTCGTTGGTCGGGGGACTGTCTTCGGGTAGTCCCCACTCTTCGCTTTGGTATGCTCCGTTCTCCTGATTTCCCTCATTGCCTCTCAAAGGTTTTTTCCGAGTTTGTCTCCTGTGCCCCCCGCTCCGGCGGGCGGAGGTTCTATGCAGCCCGCGAATGGTTCTCCTGGCAGCGTCCGTCTTTCCAATCTGGCCTTTCTTTGGCCGAGCTTGGGTTTTCGGGTTCGCTTGCTTGGAGAGCCGCTTCGCGCGAGGGGCTGTTAGAGCTACAGAAGGCTCGGATTGAGACCGGAGGGACCTTGGACAAGGTCCTCCCACCTGTTCGGGATCTTCACAACGTCGTGCTTTCCGGCGACAATGTTGTGAGTGTACCCTCTTTGACAGGGGAGGAGGAGCTGGC